ACGTTCTTCATTAGGAGTATCTCCATAATAAGTAACGTAAGAGTTAGGACCAAACTCTTTATCCACTGCTTTGATAATAGATTTAATGTCATGTCTATAGTGGGCCCAGATAACCGCTTTGCCTTCTACTTCTCTCATGCAATCAATCAAAGTATCTAATCGTTCATTTTTAATTTCTCTAACTGTTCCATCATCTGCAGTGAAATGACCGCAAGTGATTTGATGTAATCTCATTAATTGAACCAAAGCAGTTGCAGTAGTCATTAATTTTCCCTGGTGTTGAGCTAAAGCAATTTCTTTCATTTGAGAATATATTTTTTTCTGTTCAGGGGTTAACTGAATAATTCTTTTTGTAAAAGTATAATCAGGTAAATCCAAACAGTCTTCTTTTAAACAACGATAAGAAAACGGTTCTAACTTAGAAGAGAGCTCCGCAAGATTTCTATAGCCAACAACCAGTTGAACAGAACGTCCACCAAAGTTTGCTGTTTTCATTACAGCGTATCTAGTTCTAAATGCATAATAAGAAGAATAATCTAAAAGATATTCATCTAAAAATTCACATTGTTTAAATAAATCCAATGGAGATTTTGTTACAGGAGAACCTGTTAAAATTCTTCTATACTTTGCATGTTTTCCTAATGCTACAATATTCTTAGTTCGTTTTGCATCTGGATTTTTAATTGTAGTAGACTCATCTATGGCCATCAATGTGTTGTGACAATTGATAAACTTAGCAGCAAACTCTAATCCTTTTTTAGTAGATAGAGCTTCCACGTTCATAATTAAAATATGAAGATCATACGATGATTTAAATAACGTATTTAATTTTTTCTGTTGTTCTTGACTTATATTAGATTTCCATAACACCATTGTTTTTTCAATATGGTCTGCCATATGGGTGGGAATTTCTATATCATGCCAGTTTTGATAAACTCCTTTAGGAGCTATGATTAAGGCTCCATTAATCTTACCTTTATCATAAAGCATAGATATATTATCTATTAGTACTTTAGATTTACCCGTACCCATCTCCATAAAGTAAGCATATGCTTCTTTATTCCATGATTTTTCCAATGCAGTTATTTGATGTGCATATGGTTTAGTCTTAAATTTATAGTTCATAATAACTCCTATTTTTTCTTTTTATCTTTCTAATTGACTTGACAAAGTATATAATAAAGCCTATCTATGATGTCAAGTCATAGAAAGGAAAAAATGGCAAAAGTTTATATTATACAAGAACTACCTGGTACACGATCTGGAAATCCTAAATTTAATATTATGGGTGCCAGTAAGTTTGGAGAATTAAAAACACTATTACCAGAGTTTTCTCAAATTATTTTATCTCCAGGACCAATTGTGTTTAAATTAAGGCAACTATTAAAAGATTATACATCAGAAGATTATTTACTACTCACAGGTGATCCTGCCATTATTGGAGTAGCGTGCTCAATTGTCGCAGACATAACAGGTGGTAAATATAAATTTTTAAAATGGGATAGACAAGAACAATTGTATTATCCTATAGAAATTAATTTATTTGAAAAAGGAAAGATTGAGGATTAGACTTGACAAAATAAAAACAGAATATTATATATTAATTTTAATGAAAGGAAAAAAGTTATGAGTGAAAATATGAATAGCAAAATAAATTTTGCAGAAGACCAAACCGAATCATTGACACAAGTTAATGATGCAAAAGCTTTATCAGATCAAGTGATGAAGTTAAGAGATGTAGAGGATGCTATAGTAAGAGTAGAGGATGAATTAAAGCATTTAAAACAACAAGCTGATTTATTATCGGGGGAAGTTATTCCTACCATGATGCAAGAGATGAATATCAGCACAATGAAATTAGCAGACGGATCAGCTATTGAAGTGAAACCCGTCTACGGTGCTTCTATTTCCGCAGAGCGAAAAGAAGAAGCATTTAACTGGCTTCGTAGTAACGGCCTGGGTGATCTTATTAAAAATGAGGTCACTGTTTCCTTTGGTCGTAACGAAGATAACAAGGCGTTGCAATATGCAACCCTTGCACAAGGTCAAGGGTATGAACCTGTCCAGAAATTAAAGGTTGAACCCATGACACTTAAAGCATTGGTCAGGGAGCGTATTGAGTCTGGACTCGATATGCCCTCTGATCTATTTAACGTGTTCGCAGGAAACAGAACCAAAATAACTAGGGTAAAATAACCATGCAAAATGTAAAAAGTACCAAGAACCAAGAAACAGTTTCTGAGTTAGCTACTAAAGCTAATGCAGGAGCACTAGCAACTATATCCTTTGCGGATGATGCTGCTAAAGGAATAGGTAATCTAAGTCATGAAGATTTAGCATTACCTTTTTTAAAAATACTAGGACAACTATCTCCAGAGGTTAATAAAAGAGATGGTAAATATGTTCAAGGCGCAGAGCCTGGAATGATTTACAACTCTGTTACCGGAGAGTTGTTTGATGGTGAAAAAGGAATTGATGTTCTTCCTTGTCATTACAAATTGGAATATATTGAATGGCAAGATAGAGGAGAAGGTTCTGGGGCTCCAGTAGCGATTCACCCTTCCTCTAGTGATATCATGACTAAAACATCAAGAGACGGCTCTTATAAAGATAGATTACCAAATGGTAATTATATTGAAAAAACAGCTAGTCATTTTGTTTTATGTCTAGGTAATAATCCATCTACTGCTTTAATTGCCATGAAATCAACACAATTAAAGATTAGTAGAAAATGGAATAGTATGATGGCAAGCATCAAAATGAAAGATGGAGGTGGTAAATTATTTACTCCAGCATCTTTTAGCCATATCTATAAATTAAAAACAGTTCAACAATCAAATGACAAGGGAACTTGGTTTGGTTGGGAAGTGAATAAAGTTGGTGTAGTACAAGACCCTTCGCTATATCAACAAGCTAAATCTTTTTCTGAAAGTGTTTCTAAAGGAGACGTTCAAGTGAAACATGGTGAAGCAAATGGTTCTAAGCAAGCAGAAGCACACTTCTAATAAGGGTACAAAAAACACGAGCGATGAAAGTCGCTCGTGTATAAATAGGGAAACAAGGAAAGATGGAGCAAAAGTTTATACAGATATTTACAGGGTTAAAAAGGGATTATGGGGTCGCGTATCTAAACTCTCCGAACACTAAGAGAGATCCTGACACAGGTAAATTAAAACCAGAATACGGATGGGCTAAGAAAGCTCTACGAGATCAAGATTATTTAGATCATCTATTAGGAATCAAGTCTATTGGAATACAAGGATGTGATGATGATGCTTTATGTAGATTTGGTGCCATTGATATAGATGAAAAAAATGAAAAAGGAAAATCTTACGATAATTTTAATCACAAAAAATATTTAGATATTATCACTAAATATAATTTACCACTGATACCTACTTTATCTAAAAGCGGTGGAATGCATTTATGGGTATTTTTAAAAGAACCAGCAAAAGCAATTTTTGTTAGAAAGTTTTTAGAAGGATTACTTTGTACATTAGATCTTCCAGTAGGAACAGAAATATTTCCAGCACAAACTGAGTTAGGTAAAGATCCAGATGGAAGTTTATCGGTAGGACAATTTATTAATTTACCTTATGTTGGTAAAAAAGATAGAGTTGCATTAAATCCACATGATGGAACTCATTTTACTTTTGAACAATTTATACAAGTAGTAGAAGCAAACATTCATACTGCTGATGAATTAGAAACAATATTAAATGAACATACTCAAGAAATTTTAAAAGGTGGTGGAGAAGAGTTTGTAGATGGCCCTCCTTGTCTTCAAGCTATGACCAGGGAACCTTTAACAGATGAAAGAGATAGATTTCTTTATAACTATCATATCTTTGCTAAGAAAAAATATCCAGATAAATGGGAGAAGATGACTATTCAAGCTGCACAAGATTATTTTGCAAAAGATGCAGATGGATTTAATGAATGGACAGATACCAAAGTAAAACAAAAAATAAAATCTTGGAGAAAAGATTCTAAAAAAGGATATACTTGTACTAAAGATCCTATTGTGCGTTTCTGTAGAAAACCAGAATGTTATAAAAGACCTTATGGTAAAGCTTCGGATGCTAAGAATTTTTGGCCAGAGTCTTCTGGATTACAGCAAGTAAATTTTGTACCGGAACCAGAATATAGATTTAATGTTCAATTAAATAGCGGAAAAAAAATACAAGTTAAAGTACCAAGTTCTAAAATATTTTATGTACAAAAAGATTTAGCTGCTATTATTACTAAATACACAGGAGTCTTTTTACCTCCTATGTCTCCTAATGATTACAATGATTATGTAGAAAAAATATTCCCACCAAAAGAAATTATAGAACCACCTAAAGGAACTACTCCAGAAGAAGCATTAGAAGAAGCATTAATAGAATATGTTAATGGACCACAAGCTAAAACATATGCGGCTTTTAAAACTGGAGCTGTTTTAGTAGAAGGAGAACATGTATTCTTTAAACAAAATGAGTTTTATGATTTCTTAAAAAATAAAGAATGGAAAGAGAAAAAAGATAGAACCTTTGAAATATTAAAAAATAAATTTGATATTGAGTTTGGTGTTCAAAAAAGATTTCCTAAAAAAACTACAGATACTAAATCTTATGATCCTATTCCTGTTATGCAGATTAAGATCAATGTTAATGATAGAGAAGAAGTCAGTAATGAAGTTATACCTCTAAGAAAAGAAGGAGATATATTCTAATGATCAAAAAAGTATTAGGACCTCCAGGTACTGGTAAGACATATACTTTATTAAAATATGTAAGTGATTATATTAGTAAAGGTACACCTATTCATAAGATAGGATATTTTGCTTTTACTAAAATAGCTGCGAATGAAGCTGCCGATAGAATGCTACAATTGTTTCCAGATAAAAATAAAAAACAATTAAAATATTTTCAAACATTACATTCCTTAGCATTTCATACGTTAGGAATGAGTGAAGACAATGTAATGCAGGATGTTCATTATAATCAAATAGGAGAAAAACTATCTATCCGTGTCAGTGGAGCTTCTAAAGAAACATGTTATTTAGATTCTGATAATGAATATTTTCAATTAATTAATAAGGCTAGTATCAAAGATGTTTCTATTGAAGAAGAGTTTGATACTAATGAATACAGTAGAAAAATTGATTTTGAAGTTTTGAATACAATTTATAATAATTATATCAATTTTAAAAAGGTAAATAATTTAAAGGACTATACAGATATGATCAAGGACTTTATCAAACAACCTGAAAAATGTCCTCAATTTGAGGTTATTTTTATAGATGAAGCTCAGGATTTATCTCCTATTCAATGGAAAATGTATGATGTGTTAAAGACTAAAACAAAAGATATTTATTTAGCAGGAGATGATGACCAGGCCATCTTTGCCTGGGCGGGTGCAGATGTAAAAAGATTTATTGAAGAAGATGCAGAACATGAATTGTTACAACAATCAAGACGTATTCCTTTAGCTGTATTAGAACAAGCTAAAATTATTCAATCTAGAATACTGGGGCCACGAATAGAAAAGACTTACCATCCAAGAGTAGATGAACAGGGTAATATTGTAGAAGGTAAAGTAGAGAAAATACATACTTTAGATAGTTTAGATTTAAATTTAGGACAATGGTTAATTTTAACGAGAGCTAAATATAGAGCAGATGAAGTTGCAAAGTATTTAAAAGAACGAAATTTTTATTTTAAAACAAGACACGGTAAAAGTTATAATCAAAAATTATACAAAGCAGCTCTTAACTGGACTCGTTTAACGGATGATGGATCTATATTAATTAATGAATGTAAAGATATGTATGATTTTTTAACACAACAATTTGATGCAGATGTTTTAAAAAATAAAACTAGCGTGACTATACAGGATTTAGGATTAGATAAAGATCAATACTGGTACGAAATGTTTAACAATGCAGATCAAAAAGAATGCCTATATATTAGAACAATGTTGTCTAATGGAGAAAAATTAACAGAGGATCCCAATATAGAAATATCTACTATTCATGCAGCTAAAGGAAGGGAGATGCAAAATGTAGTTTTAGTATTGGATAATACTAGAATGATTCGAAACAATATTAAAACAAGTATAGATAAAGCAGATGAAGAACATAGAGTCTGGTACGTAGGTACGACTCGTTCAAAAGAAAATTTATATTTGTTAAGTGCTAAAAAAGAAAGGCACGGTTATAATCTATGAGGTTCAGGAATGGGAATGGGACAGCTTCCTTAGAGGTCAGTGGTAGGATCTCGCTGCACACACAGCGTCGTTGGTTCTGGAGTCCTTACTCCCTAGATTTGTTCACGCCAGTTAAATCAACAACTACCACAAAACTTAAACAAAGGATAATTAATTATGACAACAAAAGCAGACCTAGATAGATTATTTCCTTCCGAAAGGCAAGAAGGAGGAGATCATTATTCTAAACACACTATTCAACCTTATACCTTTATATCATCCAATAACTTGTCTTTTTTTCAAGGAAATGTTATTAAATATGTAGTCAGGTATAAAGATAAAAACGGTATTGAAGATCTTAAAAAAATTATTCATTATTGTGAACTAGAAATAGAAAGGCTAAAAAAATGAAAGTACCTTTATTTGAAGCACAGACAGAATGGATTGAACCGGAAGAACTTCCTGATTTAAGATCCTATGATGAGATTGCAGTTGACTTAGAAACAAGAGATCCTGATTTAAAAACTAAAGGATCGGGTTCTGTGATTGGTAATGGTGAAGTAGTTGGTATTGCTGTAGCCGTACCAGGAAGAAAGTTTTATTTTCCTATTGCTCACGGATCAGGGCCCAACATGGACAAAAGAAGAGTATTAGAATGGTTTAAAGATACCATGGCAACCGATGCTGTTAAAATATTTCATAATGCAATGTATGATGTATGTTGGATCCGAAGTATGGGTATCCCTATTAATGGTATCATTGTAGATACTATGATTGCAGCGAGTCTTATTGATGAAAATAGATTTGCTTATAGTTTAAATGCTTT